AGTCAATTTAACAACTATGGTGGAAGATATTACAGTTGCAGATGGCGTTCAGAGTGTGAAGGCGTGGCACGCTGACTATGAAGTGATCACGCAGGTATCGGCGTAATGGAAAAAAACTTATCTGACATAACGCGGGCGGAGTGGATAGCATATCGGTGGATTGAGGTTCCTCAAGCGATGGGGAACGACGAAAGAATTTTTATGACCGACGGTAAACGGACACCCGATGAAGCGGCGGAAGCGGCTGAAGACTGGGATTCCACTGCGGAAGAAAGGACGGAATATGCATGAAAAATAAAAACATCATAGCGGTTCAGAATCTTATTCGTTGCCTGCCAATTAACGCATTGGAGAATGCCGAAGTTGTGGCGAACCTTGTCCGGGCCTTTGGAATTGTTCAATGGGGCCCGGATGCTTTCGGAGAGGATGAGAAATATAAAAATGCTTCTGTTGAAATGGCCGGTATATATCAGACCCCTAATCAGATAGCCAAGGCACTGGTTTATTTATCTTCACTTAAAATCAATTCATATCTGGAAATTGGTATTTTTCAGGGGGGAACATTCCTGTTTATATCGGAATATCTCAGGAGATTCAACCCGGACATAAAATGCCTTGGAATTGATCCTACTCCGTTTCTCAACGACGAAATCCGGGCAATCATAGAAACTAATCTGTTCATGTCATTCAAATCGGTGAACAGTGACCAACTTTCCGGCAAGGAATTTGATCTTGTGTTTATTGATGGCGAGCATATTGATGGATGGGTGAAGCGTGATTATGACAACGTCGGTCAATATGCAAAGATTTGTATGATCCACGATATACAGGAATTAAGTTGTCCAGAAGTAATAGAATTTTGGGAAACAATCAAAGGGAAAAAGCCAGTCACATTTCTTGACTATACATCTGCAAATCCCTCTCAAGGAATTGGGATGGTTTTCGGGAGGCGAGTCAATGCGTGAAAAACAAATACATCTGATCATGCCGTTTTCGCGGCCCGAGAATAAGAAAGTGCTTCTGGATTCTTACCGTCCTATGAATGTGATCTTATATCCTATCATGTTTCAAAACGAAGTATGTGAGTTTCCATCTGAATCATGGATACGGCCCGTCATAATTAATATGGACTCGAAAGACTGCAAGGTGATGATGCCGGGATGTTTTAAAAGAAACTGGTTCCTTAATAGCATTGAAATAATAAATGACGATTATTATGTGACCGTTGATGATGACGACATGTATGAGGCAAACGTCTTTGACGAAATCCGAAAGATGGATGATGACATTGTAATCATCTCCATGAAACGCGGTTATCAGATTCCGAGAGATACCCCTCAGATTCGGCGGTATCCGACGACGACCTTAATCGCCAGCCCCGAAAACATCCGGGTAGGAGAGATCAGCGCACAACAGTCTTTTGTCAAGGGGAAAATATTCAAGGGTCATTTCTTCAATGAGGAATATCATTGTTGGGACGGTGAAATGGCAATTCACCATAAAGAGGATGATGAACAGATCGCCTACCGGCCTGACCTGTTCGCGCTGTTCAATTTCTATGAGCCGGGACGCTGGGGAAAAGGATTGCAGGTGTCTTTCGGAGTTATGGTCAACGATCCGCTGCGCCTCAACATGGTATTGCAGCAATCGAAGTTCCCCAAAAAAACCAAATGCCATTTCATCAAAAACCCGGAAAGCGCCACAAAAGGCTTAAACTTTCTGCTTGATAAGATTGACGGGGATGGGGCGGACGTTGGTATATTGACACATCAGGATATGTATTACGGCGCGGGATGGATAGATCAGGTGAAAGATCAGCTTTCAAAACTGCCTGATAATTGGCTGTGCGCCGGGATTATTGGAAAGGACATGCAGGGGCGCATTGCCGGACAATTTCATGATATGAGAATCCCGCTGGACTTCAACACGAAACACATTCATGAGTTTCCGCAACCGGCATGCTGTTTCGATGAATGCTGTTTGATATTCAATATGAAGAAGGGATTTCGGTTTGAAGAGTCCTTCGAGGGATTTGACCTTTACGGGACGCTTTGCGTGTTGAAGGCTTGGGAAATGGGTGGTAGCGCATGGGTTATTGACGCCTACGCTCAACACTATTGTATGAGGTCATTCGAATGGTACCCCGATGATCTTTTTGTGCAAAACTTTAAAAGACTTTATGAGCGGTTTAAAAATATCAGAGTTGATTCGACGGCGCTGGGGCTACCCCCAGACGGGGAATTGATATTTGAAACATCGGCGGCAATAGGAGAGGGAAAGAAAGTAGCTTAAATACAAAAACAGGAGGAGATTAAAATGAAAATTTCAGGTAAAAACGGTAAGGTTATGTATGGTTCGGTCGTAGTGGCCGAACAGGTAAGTTGGTCAATGAGTGGTGTTTCAATGCCGACGGCCAAAGCGCCCACGGCATTTCAAGACACGGGAATGGCGGTAAAGGAAGCCGTTGAACTGCCGGATGCGGGGACATTGGAATTTAACGGCAACTGGGATCCGTCCGACGCGGTTCAGCAATCGCTTCATACGGCTTGCGCGGCGGGAACGCATTTGACGAATCTGTATCTCTACGCGAACACTTCAACGTTCTGGCGCGTAGGAACGGGCGGTTACATCATTGTAACAAAGTCGCAGGCGATTACTCTGCCCCGTAACAATTTCGGGACGATTTCGTTTGCCGGCGACATTTCAACTGCGGCAATGGAACAGGTCGGCAGCGGATCGTAAAAAGCGGCGCGTTTAAATGCCCTACATTCAACGATCTCGGAGCAAAAACCTAAATATCCGGGATAGAAAGGTAAAGTTTTATGACAATTTTCAACGATAACGGAACCCAGGAAAGCCAGGGAGTCTGGTTTAAATTCCAGACCTCGCACTTTGACTTTGAGAAAAAAGAAACCATGTTCGATCCACCGGCGGATGATGCGGCAGAGTTTTGCGTTCGGTCTTTAGTGCCGTTCTTTTCAGAGCGATTGAAAACGCGAAAAAAGAAATCTGAATTTATCTTCAACCCATCAACCAGGGCTATGGAGCGGATCAGTTATTATCCCGATCCGACTCCCGAAGAAATTCAGAAAGAACAAGAGGATGCCTGGGATTATCTTATCACCGGCATAAAAAACGCAAAATGGGCGGACGGCAAGCCGATTGAATGCAACCGCGCCGACAAGATCAAGTTGATGAAGATCGAACAGTTTGACTTATTCATCGGCCATTGCCTGAGGGTGTTGGCCGGGAGTGAAAAAAGTGAGGCGGAGGCGGTTGAAAAAAACTGATAGATGCCGCGAGTTGGGCAATGGAATACGGCCCGATTTGTGCGGCGTGTCGGCGGATGTACGCAGAAAGGAATCCACCCGGTGAGGCCCCGTGTCAATCATGCCGCGTGGACGCGGTGGAAGAAAATGAAGATGCGATAAGGATATTTTTTTTGACGCAGTATCAAGTCATCATGGGGCCGAGAGGCCCCGTGGACATCAACCATCTAGCTGTACATGCGGCGATGGAGCTTTACGGGATCAGGGACAAGCGGCGTTGCTTTGAGGGCGTCTTGAAGTTGTCCCGGTGGTGGCTTGAGAATATCAAGGGTGACAATGATGAGAGTTAGCAACTGGAACCCGAAAAGGTTTGACGGTGAAATCATAACAGCCGGGATGGACAGACTCGAAAAAGCTGCCGAGGTTATCGCGGCCGGTGCGCGACAGCGCGTCCCTGTTGCTAGTGGAAAGCTGAAGGATTCGATACGGGTCACGAGACTGAAGGGCGATCCACGCAGAAACATCCGCGTCTATGCCGGGAATAGAAAGAAGGACGGCCCATATTATGCTCATTTTATAGAATATGGCACGGTAAAAATGAAAGCAAAGCCGTTTCTACGTCCGGCATTAAACGCAGCAAAGCCGCAGATTCAAAGCATTTTAAGGAATGGTGAGTAGTATGGCCGGTGGAAGTGTTGGTCAAATATTCGTAGAAATTGATTTAGATTCCAGCCGTTATCTGAAGTCGCAGCAGAAGCTTCTTCAAGATGCCACAACCACATCATTAAGCATTGAAGCTAATTTCAGGAATCTCGGAGTGAAGTCAATGGCCGTATTTGACTTGATGCGCCAAAAAATTACCAATTCTTACGAGATGTTCAAGAATAGCTCCCAGGCTACGGCCAATGATATTGTCCGGGCAGAGCAAGCCAAAAATAATCAATTAAACAGCATCAACGAGCAGCAGTTCGGCAAGCAGACATCCTTGATGGACAAAATCAAGACGAACTGGTTTTCCATTGCAGCTACCGCGACAGCCGCTTATGCCGTGATAACACAATTCGCCGGCCCTGCAATTACAGCATACATGGCTCAGGAAAACGCCATAGTGAAGATGGGTATGGCGATGAAAAACCAGGGTGACTTTTCTGCTAACGCCCTCAAGGAAATGGAGGATTATTCCGAGCAGATACAAGACACGACTACCTATGCCGATGAACTGACATTGTCCGTCATGGCAAATTTAAAATCCTATGGCATGACAAACGACGAAGTTAAGAAGGCTACGCGTGTTGCACAGGACTTTACGTCGGCCAAAAAACAAGAGGGGATGACCGTCACAACTGCGTCCGATCTGTTGGGCAAAGCATACGTCGGCAACACTGGGGCGCTTGGCAGATATGGCGTTGTTATTGATCAAACATTACAGGGCAGTGAAAAGTTTGAAGCTGTAATGG